TAATGGTGGAACATCATATTCAGAAGCGTTAGACTTACTTGCTAATCAAGATGAATATGATATTAATATGATTCTATTACCAGGTGTTACTAATGATAATGGAAGTGCTGTTATTGAAAAAGCAATTCAAACTGCAGAAGATAGAGGTGATTGTTTCGTTATCGCAGATCCGGTAGTATATGGTTCAACTATAGCAGGAGCGACAACACAAGCAGAAGCTAAAGATTCAAATTACGCTGCTATGTATTGGCCATGGGTTCAAGTACCAGATTCAACTCTTGGTAGAAATGTATGGGTGCCTCCATCAGTTGCTATGGCTGGAATTTACGCTTTCAATGATAAAGTGGCTCATCCCTGGTTTGCTCCCGCTGGTTTAAATCGTGGTGGGATTGAAACTGCTATTCAAGCTGAACGGAAGTTAACTCACGGAAATCGTGATACTTTATATGAATCAAATGTTAATCCAATTGCTACATTCCCAGGACAAGGTGTTACTGCGTGGGGTCAAAAGACTCTACAAAAGAAAGCATCTGCTCTTGATAGAGTGAATGTAAGACGATTATTGATTAAAGTGAAGAAATTCATTGCTTCATCATCAAGATTCTTAGTGTTTGAACAGAACAATACTGCTACAAGGCGAAGATTCTTGAATATCGTTAATCCATTCTTGGAACAAGTTCAATCTAATTCAGGTTTAACAGCATTTAAAGTGGTAATGGATGAAACAAATAATACTCCAGATGTAGTTGATAGAAACACATTATATGGGCAAATATTTGTTCAACCAACAAGAACAGCAGAGTTTATTGTGTTAGACTTTACAGTTCAACCAACAGGTGCTACATTCCCAGAATAAGATGGGTTAAAATAATAATACAATCAGAAAACCATCATTTATTTGATGGTTTTTTGTCTTTATTGATATTTATATATGAAATTATGTAACCGATATTTAGGAGAAATATAATGGCAGAGTTAATAGATGCTAATGATATAATGTTTACACCCTTTGAACCGAAACTAAAGAATCGGTTTATAATGCAGATTGATGGTATTCCAGCCTATATGATTAAAACAGCAAACAGACCTCAAATTACATTTGAAGAAGTTGAATTAAATCATATGAATGTAAAAAGATATGTTAAAGGTAAAGGTGCTTGGCAAACATTACAAATTACTATGTATGACCCAATTGTTCCATCAGCCGCTCAAGCAGTTATGGAATGGGTTAGATTAGGACACGAATCGGTAACAGGTCGTGATGGGTATTCAGATTTCTACAAAAAAGATTGTTCAATTCAAGTTTTAGGTCCAGTCGGTGATGTAGTTGAAGAGTGGTCATTAAAAGGTGCTTGGATTCAAGACGCATCATTTGGAGATTTAGATTTCGGTACAAATGATCCAGCTGAAATTACTGTTACACTTCGATACGATTACGCTATACTTCAATTTTAATATAGTTGTACTAAATATATCAAGAAATACCCTCAACAAAAGTTGGGGGTTTTTTCGTTTTATTATATATTTATATATGAAATGTTATGTAGGTTATTTAAAATAAACAATAAGGTTATCAGTATGAAATTCGATGAAATAATAGAAAAAGTGTTAGAACACGAAGGTGGTTATGTAAATGATCCAAATGATCTCGGAGGTGAGACCAATTGGGGTATAACAAAACGATTCTATCCAGATGTTGATATAAAAAATCTCACAAAAGAAGAAGCCACAAAAATATATTATGATGATTATTGGGTAAAGAATAGAGTACCTCAGTTACCTGAAAATCTAAGACATATCTTTTTTGATATGTGTGTGAATATGGGCAGAGGAACAGCAGTTAAAATTCTACAGCGAGCAGCTAATAATAAAGGTAAAAATCTAAAGGTAGATGGTGGTATGGGTCCAGCAACTATTAAGGCTATGAATGGTGTTGAAGTAGATAGAGTTAGAGCTTACAGAGTTAAGTATTATTCAGATTTAGTAACAAGTAAACCAGAACAAGATAGATTTTACTTCGGTTGGTTTAGACGAAGTATGGAGGTATAAAACAATGGAAGATAAACAAGAATATAAATTTCCAAGTGAAACAATAGATTTACCAAGCAAAGGTAAATTATATTCAAAAGATAGTCCACTATCATCGGGTAAGATTGAAATCAAATATATGACGGCAAAAGAAGAGGATATTCTTACATCACAGAATCTTATTAAAAAGGGTGTTGTTATAGATAGATTATTGGATTCTTTAATTATGACTCAAGGTGTAACATCAAATGATTTAATTTTAGGTGATAAAAACGCAGTTATGGTTGCTACTCGCATTCTTGCGTATGGACCTGAATACAATGCTGAAATTACAGATCCAGATACAGGTGCAAAAACTGAACATACATTTAATCTTGCTGATTGTCCATTTAAACATTTACCTGAAGGTGTAAAAATTAATGAATTTGATATAAAATTACCAATATCAAAACAAAATATAAAATTTAGACTATTGACTGGTAAGGAAGAAAAACAAATAGAACAGGAAGTCAAATCCAAACAAAAAATCGGAAACCAAATATCGTCAGAATTAACAACACGATTAAAATATTCTGTTATTTCTATTGATGGTGAAACTGATAAAAACAAAATATCGGTTTTAGTTGAAAATATGTTATCAAGAGATTCAGTAGTATTAAGGAATAAAATAGCTGAAGTATCACCTGACATTGAATTGAAACAAGATATGGAAATAGGGGGTACGGTGGTTGAGGTGGATATACCTTTAACTACCGAGTTTTTTTGGCCTTCTTCCGTCTCATAGACCAAAAATCCACGAAGAAATATTTCAATTAATTTATTATGGGCAAGGTTTTACTCATAATGATGTATATTCTATGCCATCTTATTTACGCAGATTTTACTTGGCTGAATTACTTAAAGTTAAAAATGCTGAAAAGGAACAAGTAGAAAAGGCTAATAAGAAAGTGCCAGGATATACCACCCCACCTAAATTTAAAAGATGATTTTTCACATTATTGATATTTATATATGATGAATTACTATCAAATGGAGAATATAGCATGTCAAAGAAACAATCATATATGAATAATGAAAATATTTTATCAGAAGGATTTTTTGATAGTTTATTAAAAATATTTAAAGGACATCCTGAATTAAAAAATAATAAAAAGATAAAGAATAATATCAAAGATTTGAATAAAAAAGTCAGTAATCTAGAACAAATGATGAACGATGAATTAGCTAGTTTCGGTTCAAAGGAAAAAATTAAATTAAAACAGCATAAGTTAAGTGACTTTATAAAGGATATTTAGATAAATGGCAGATAAAAATGAAATTTATAAAGATAGACGAGATGTACAAGCACAGATAAATGCTGGGTTAAAAGATCAAAATAATTTAACAAATGCATTCTCTAAACTTTTACAAGAACAATTAAATACTTCTGAAGAACTTACTAAAAGTGTAAAAGATAGAGCAAAAACTCTTAATATTATGATACAAGCTGGAAACAAAGATTTAAGTTTGGATACTAGGTTAACCAAACTGAAAAGTAGGCAAGCTGAAATAGATGAAAAACTGTCAAAATCAAGAGGCAAATCGGGTAGATTTCAGAAGGGATTTAACGCCCAAGTAGTAAAATCCCTAAAGTTAGACAAAGAATCCTTAGATACTCAAATCAAAGAATTAAGTATTAAAAAAGGTGTAAAAGATTTGACAGAAGGAGCATCTAATGCATTCAAAAAACAGATAGTACAGGGTGGACTATTAGTCGGATTATTTATGGGATTAAAGAAACTTGCATTTGCATTCGCTGCTCAAGTGGATACATTAGGTAAAAGTTTCGGTGTCGCTGGTGCCGAAACAGGAAACTTACAAGATACATTACTTCAGTCGAGTGTTGAAATGACAAAATTTGGACTTGGGTTGGGAGACGCTATATCAATGACAAATACATTATCGTCGCAGTTTGGATTTGGTGTATTAGAATCTGCTAAGATGTCTAAAAATATAGCAAGTTCTGCCGTTGGTATGGGATTAAGTGCTGATGAAGGTGCTAACTTATTTGGCGCTCTTATGTCTATTGGAAATCTTACATTCAAACAATCAAAAGACCTCGCTCAATCAGCATACCATTTAGCTGAAGCAAATGATGTAGCTCCACAAGCGGTAATGAAGGATATAGCAGCTAATTCAGATTTCTTCGCTAAACATATGAAGGATGGTGGTAAAAATGTATTAGAAGCCGCAGTTCAAGCAAAGAAACTTGGGTTGGGGTTATCTGCAATTGAAGGTATAGCTGGTGGGTTACTTGACTTTCAAAGTTCATTAAACGCTGAAATTGAAGCATCTGTTATGATTGGAAGACAATTGAATTTCCAAAAAGCAAGAGAACTTGCATTAAATGACGATTTAACTGGAATGATGGATGAAGTTTTAAAACAACTTGGTGGTGAACACGAATTTAATAAAATGAACAGATTACAACGAGAAGCTATTGCTAAATCAATTGGTGTAACTGTTACTGATATGGCTAAGCTGGTAGGTGAGCACGGTAAGTTGGAATCGCAAAAGTCATTCGCTGAAATAGCAGGCCCAGACGCTATATCTAACTTAACAGCTATAATAAATAAGGTTAAATCGATAGGAGCTGAATTATTAAATACAGTTGGACCCGTAATTGAAGAAACTGTTGGTAAGTTTGGTAAATGGGTGGAAAATAGTGAAAACATAGAAAAAATGAAAGAATTTGTAGTAGGACTTGCTGATGGATTAGCTAATTTACCTGGAATTATAAAAACTGTTATTGGTGTTATGTTGATTTGGAAAACAGTGTCATTAGCAGTAGCGGCAGCAAACGCTGCTGCTATGGTATTTGGAGCTGGTGCTGCTACATTGGGTGTCGGCACTGCGGTTGCTTTGGCTGGGGCACTTGGTGTTTGGGCTACATTATCAGCGTTACCATCATTCCAAACACTACCATCCGGCATGGGTGCTGATTTACAAGGTGCTACTTTAGTTCATCCACAAGGTTCATTTGGTAAGGAAACGGTTTTACATACAGAAGAAATAACAGATGAAATAAAATTATTAAGAGACGAAATGAGATCATATTTCGGATTTGGTGGTTCTGCTTTAAAAGGGATTGGTCAATCAGTTGCTGGTGGAATTGAATCAGTTGCGAAATAACGGAGAATTAAATTGGGATTAGAACATTTAAGTAGTGTATTTGCTGAAGGTGTGGGAAATAACAACTCACAGATTGGAGGTAGGCATTCTGGTGGTGGGTTATCAAATAGCCCATTACCTGATGATCATTATTCACACCATTCATTATACGATTTTAATACCCCCGCCGATAATATAGTTGATTACCAAAATTCAGTTAAAGGTGGGTTTACTTATATATCACCTCAACCATTTCCGGATGGATTTACTTTAAATTTTAATAAATCTGGATATACTTTTGGTGAAGGTGATCGTGGAAATTCTAAATTTATAAACATTACATCACAAAATTATGGTACATTAACTCATAATGGATTAGAAGCATTTCAATTTTCTCCATTATCAATTGGTAATAGTAGATATGGACAATATTTGAGTGAAACACCTGGAGCTCCAACGAATATTCCAGATTTATCGGCAATATTTGATGATTCTGTTTCTAATAAAACTTATGATTCTATAAATTATAAAACTGGATATACTGGAACAAAATACGATGATGAATACACAATTGGTATTGATAGATTCCCATATTTTAAAAAATCGAGAACATTTAATGTGGATAGACCAGAATCATCATTTAGTTTTACTAACCATCCCAGTAATATTAATGAATATAAAAAGTCTAAACAGTTTGATTTGTTATATAACGATGATCAAACATCAAATGATGTAACAGATTTATCAGTGTCATTAAATTTTAATAGGAGTGGGTTGGAAAATAATCCAGGTGGATTCAAACTATTAGCGCGCGAGGGGTTTAGGGGTGGAGAACCATATCATATAAGTAAAATTTTAAATGAAGGTGATAAAAGAACATTTGGTAGGGAATTTCCAATTCAAAGATCAATAAATGATGTTGAACGAATTGGTAAGTTTTTAACATCATCCGCCGGTTTATTATTTATCGCAAAACAAAACTTTCTTGGGTTAAATTCAAAGGTTGTTTATAATGATAATAGTCTTGGTCTCGAAAAGAAAGCTGGAAATCAAAGATTTAAGAATTTATATAATCCATTATCTACAATGGGTTCTCTTGTAAGACTTTTAGGCGGTCAGGTGCCAAATGTTGGATTAGGATTTTTATTAGATAGGGAAGATCCAATGTCAATTGGTTCGTTATTTAAATCCTCTACATATGGTGAATTTGTCAGAAATACTGTTATAAATGGTGGTCCTGGTCCTCAAGAAAATGAATTTAGTGAACCACAAGGTGGTTTAACTGGATTGGGTAATGTATTAAAATCGGCTTTTCTTGGAAATGTGCCAAAGGATTTACCTAAGA